CCGCATACAGACGTATTGTCAAAATCTGATCCATATCAGACACCCCCTGCTTTCTTCCATTTATTGAGATTGCTCATCCTGCGCAGACGGTAGTTATAGCATCCGCGCATCAGTTCCGTAAACTGACCATCTTCCCACAAATATAAGGGCGATCCCGTGCTGACAAGATATTTCCCCTGTCCCAGAGGGCAGAGACTTGTACGGGCAGTCGGATTCGTTTCCAGTTCCATGAGCAGTTCGTCCTTTGCACTGTAAATCTTTGAAATATATTTTTTCCCGGAGATAAGATAGTCAAGATTTGCAGGAAAGCGCATATACATACCGTCATGGAGCGGATAGCGGATGCTGTAATCCTGTGCGCTCCATCTGCTTTCCGAAGTATGGGATTCCCCCGTAACAGAGTCTCTTGACGTTGTTTTGGTTTTCTCCATCCAAGGCTCAAGATTGCTGCCATCGAAGAACACATATCGGTCTGTGCTGCTCGAACTACCGTCTCCCCCATGCTCTGATGTTGCGTGCCATATCATCACTTTGAAGTTCCCAGCTTTATCCACCCGCCCGCCTTCTGTTTGACAGCTATAGAGGTCAGTGGGACCGGATACGGCGGGAGCACCAAACATCTGCACAAGATCGTATGCGGCGATGATCTCTCCGTTGCGTTTGACAGAGAGAATACTGTCACGCTGATCTGCCCCGATGAGCGGGAACACGAGAGCATTGACAGCTTCAAGGGTATAGAGATTTCCCCGCTCATCCATTTCGGCATCAAGCATTCCATAGCCTGTAACATACGCGAAGTGGCGACTGCTGTTGACCATCCATATATCCTCTTGGGAAAAACCGAGCGGATGAATCTTTCCTTTTGCATAGTACGAATGGAGCATCTGGTTTTTTTGATCCTTCCACTTTATCTGGAGGAGCGGTATGCCGGAAAGGACATTCGTCGGAACATAACTGATGCCACCCTCGGATTCATGCCCGTAGACGCAACGACCGTCCGTCCAGATCCATTCGCCCGGATAGACGGTGCGATTTCCAATGCAGATGAGCCACGTACCATTCGCAAGCACCCGATTCCCGCTCACAGCTTTCACTCTAGCCCTGTGCATAAGCTCACGCTCCCACGATAACGGCAGTGCCGCCCTTTGAAATCTGTACCCACACAAGACTTCCGTCACAGGTGTTGCAGTCCACTGCCACACGGAAGGGATACGACCGCTCTCCGATATGGACGCGCCCGTTACGGATAATTCCCCTTTGTGCCTGTGATTCAGCCACCTTCGAGTTCTTTATCCCTGCTCGGATTGCCGCCGCAAGCCCCGGAACGCCATTCATCCATACCACCTCACCATCTTGATGGTCTGCCGCAAAAGACGCGGCGTAAGTTCCACTGTGTTCGACTGCAAGAAATACTCATGTCCCTCAAAACGGATGCGCTCGGTGAAATCAACGATGTGGTCAATGTCGGGAACGCCGCTACGAATCCGTGCGCGAATCTCCACGGTGACCGTCTCCTGTGTCTTGCGATTGAGCCATTCGATTTCTCTCGTCAGCATTCGCAGATAATCTGCACCCACAACTGGAAACTCAGTGTCGATGAGCGAGGAGTACGGAAGCTCATCATCGCTCGCGTAACTTGCACCAAGGCTGAGATTCGACTGCTCGACGGTGAACTGACTCGCCTTGCCGCCGGGCTTTCCCTGCGACAAGCTGCTGCCCTCCAATACGCCGTCCACATAGACGGTGGCCGCATACCATCCATAGCCGAGCGGCGCATGGTAGGTGATGCGCTCCGTGCCCTTCTCTTTGCTCCAATCTTCCCAGTCATATTCTGTGTGCTTCTTTCCGTCATTGACGGGTTCTGTTGTACGTTCCCATTCCTTGAAGAGATAGACATCCCGCCCCGTAGTGGCGTAGGCGTAATCCGTGCGGCTGGTCGAGCCGTCCACATTATGCGTGCGCTTCTCGGCGAGGTATTCCCCATCGTAGGTATAGGTGCTGTAGCCGTTCTCATTCGTCTCGCGGACGAGAAAACCGTTGGAGTAAGTGCGGCTGATCTCTTTGAACGAAATCGTGCCGGTGAAAGGAATGGGAGATGTTTCCTCCTCGTTGTGCGCCCCGCTCTCATGATTGTTGTTCGCACTGTGCCAGACGGAGCGCACGAGTTTTCGCTCTATCGTCGGCTGTGCGTACGGCCAGTGCGTGATGTCAATGACGGATTCCTCCATGCCGCGCTGAATAATGTGGAGCGTATCTCCGCGAATAAAGACGTTGATCTGACGCTGCGGCAGTTTTGCCGTCCATCCGAACAGTGCGGAGATAAAATCATGGTAGGTCATGCCGCTTCCCTCAAAGTTCTGAGATGGGATGAAATCATCGGTCAGACGATGTAATTTCAAACCAAGTGCCGCCGCGATCTCGGTCGCATAGCGCGACGCCTTTGCCCGCTCCACATAGATATGAATGGGCGTGTAGAGGAGCGTGTCCTTACTGTACGTCCCCTTGACGGACTGCACGATGCCACGCTGACTTGTTTCCTCCACGAGAAAACGGAAGGCATAGTCCATCACCCGCCCCTCTACACTCGCACCGACAGACAGCGGTTGAACGGTTTCAAGTTGGATGGTGTCGGAGAGACTGAGTTCCCCAAGCATTACGGAAAACGAGCGAATCCCCCGCTCCCGGAATTCTGCGTAGGTAAGCGTATGCGGGATCTCAATCCTCGTGTCTGCCAATATATGCAGAGACTTGATAAGCTGACGTGCTGTATCTGTTCTAACGGAGCAGAATTGTCCGGTACGCCGCAACGTATCTGTATTTACCGATTCCGTCCGTCCAATCCGGCGGAGCAGCTTTCCTCTAATTGATACTTTCACTCCTGTTTGTAGAAGCCGCCGTGTGTCGGCGTGAACCACGCAGGATGCATGAAGTTCCCGCCTTAGATCACACGTCAGTTTTACCGATTCTTGAATCATCGGGATAAACGTGATATAAACGGCAGGATGGAGATGGATGCGTCCAAAAGGAAACCACGAGATGAGAACACCGGGCTTCAGCTTGATACTCATGTCCCCGCTCTCCATCCAAACTGTCGCTCTGCAAGCTCCGCAACCCTTAGAGACGTGTCGTATGCTCCCATAACGTACCCCGCCGTATCTTGCCCTGCGATATGTCTGCCGTGTTCCGTAATTATGCCGCCGCTCTTTTCAATCGCTGTCAGAGCGCACAGCCCCTCTGCTGTCCGATAGGCGGGCTTTGCAAAGGGCGCAATACTGACCACACGGGAGTTCTCTCCGTACTGCGAGATAAGCGACGAAACATCGACCGACTGCAGAATCTCCTGTCCTGCCGCCGTCGCCTCATAGCTGCCATCGCCGCAGTCGGTCATGTTTGTTTGTGTTGCTGTGATCGGCAGCAAAGCGATCTGCTCGCGGGGGTCAATCGGCGCATCCGATAGGATAAGATTCGAGATAAGGGCGCGGTTGTTGTCACTGAATATCTTGATGGTTCGCGAATCATACGAGAGGTTTATATCCCTCTTATTGCAAAATTCATGATCGTTGACGACGACATGCAGGATGCCATTGTTCTCATTCCCCTGCTTGATGTGAAGCCATACGGTACTCATTGCATACATGGGAATAATCTCAGCGATGTCGGACTTGTAAAAAAGCGAGTTGGTTCCTGCGAGTCCGGAAAAGGTCAAGCTGCGATAACCTCTCAGATAGATGCCGTTCTGATACCCGATACCAAGTGAAAAATCGACATCATCACGCCCTTTTACCCCGAGAATATACAAATCGAACTTTCCGTAAAATTCCGTGGGAACTTCGGAAAGTTCGACTCCCCGCTCTTTGGAAGGCTGCCAAAAAGATACACCCGTCTTGCTGTACTGCTCACCCGTCACCGTTGTGCCACCGCTGGTCGAAAGCAACTCCGCATAACCAGGATTGATGTACTTGAACGACATGACGCACCTCCTAATCCGACACAAGCAGCCCTTCTGCTTGAAGATCGACACTCACATCGCTTTGCGGCTGCTCATCGGAAGAACTCATCGCTTTCACCCAGAAAATAACATTCACCGTGCCGACACCGGAAAGCGCAATCTCATCCTTCCAATCTGCTACTGTCAAAACGGTATCAGTCGTATAATTGTGATCCATCGCCACCTTCCACTTGTCCGCATGATCGCCGACGAATTTGACCGTAAGTGTTCCATCAATATGGAAGCCGCTCTCGCAGCGTACTGCACATTTGACGGCTTTCTGCTCGCCCTTGCCCGCATCGAGCAAAACAGAGATGGGAGAAAGTTCCGTGCCGGAGCTGACCTCCGTCCCGTCCTTGCCGCCCTCGGTCGGATTGTTCATATAGATATGCAGCAGTTCTGCCATTGTCACACCCTCCAAAATTCAAGTGAAATCTTATATACCTTCGGGAAATGAGCCATATACTCGTAGGACTTCACCACAACACGCATCGAGGGCAGGACGCTCCCGCTCTCGTCCGTTACGGACACCCTTGCGCGGCTATCCCAATATGCCTTGATTTTCTCCCAGTCAGCGGCAGTTACAACAACGGTGCAAGAGATACGGTCTCCCTCTGCAATATGCCCGAAATCCTGCACGACCACACCGCCGACGATCTCCAAGAGCTGCTGACGGTCATCAGGAACGATCTGCCAGTTCTCGACACTCAGCGTTCTAACCTCACCAATGTGAATATGAATTGGAATCCCCCCCTAGGGCATTTTCAACAGCAGGACGGATTCGGTCGGCGACATGATCGGCAAGCATACGCATTCCCTCGTTATCCTCCGTAACAGCATTCTCGATTTGCACCTGTATGTGAATCTGGCGATTGTCCGTCATAGAGGGAGATGTCTGATCCCCTTGCTGTGAAGCACTTGCGCCCTGCCCCGCAGTTTGGATGCTCTGCGCCTGTTGTCCAAGCCCTGCCATCATCTGTGAATACGAAAACTCCTGCCCATTGACACGGATGCGGGAACTGTCCTCACGCTTCTCGGGAGCAAAATTCGGCAGGAGATTCTCCATCGCCCATTTCCGTCCCGATTGGAACTGCTGAAGTAACTCCGGTGTCAGTCCTAAATCCTCTGTCGTGAACTTGTTCTTTTTGCGAAGGTACTCCATCAGTCCGACCTGCCCGGACTTCTTGAACACCTGCAGTTCCTCTTTCTGGGAACGGAGGACTTCCAGAGCGGCATTGCGCTTGGCATCGAGTTTTTGCTTCTCCGCCCAGCGTGTCGCCTCAACCTCATCCAGACCTTTCTGCACCCACGCATCCTTCTCGCGCTCAATCTCCGCAAGGCGGTTTTCAAGCTCCGTTTTCCAGATCGAGTCAATATTGGAAGCGACATCCCGCTCCCACTGCTCCATCACTCGCGCCTTGCTCTCACTGAGCCACGCCTGCGTCTGCAGCTCGTCCAAGCCCCTCTGACGAAAGGCATCGGCTTCACGGGCGATGGAGTCCAGTTTGTTCTGCAGATCCGTCTTGTAGAGCGCATTCGCCTTATCCACAACGTCCCGCTGAAAATCGGCGTAGATTTTCGCTTCCTTCGCCAAGCGGTATTCGTCGATTAGATGCGAATCTGCGCCCTTCTGGAAGGATTCGAAGGCTTCGCGATCCAGAGCGTGTAGACTGTTCTGGATGTCCGTATGCGTCAGTGTATATAAGCTGTCCGTCAGTTGTGCGGTCATCTTTGCAGATTCACTGACTGTCTTTGCGGCATCTTTCTCAGCCGCCGCACGAATTTGCGCCGCTTTGGCGTTCTGTTCCTGCGCCTTGGCGTTCTTCTCCGCTTCGGCACGGGCACTCTCCTCTGCCGCAGCTTTCTCTTTGGCAATCTTCTGCTGTTCTTGGTATCTCTTGTACTCATCGCCATAGAGAGCGTCGAGGACGGTACCGCCAAGGAACGGAATTGCAATCAGCGGAGATGTCACAGGATGATTCTTCATGAGCCACGCATTCGCCTCGGCGTGTTCGTTGACCTTGTGAATCTGCTCTCCGACAAAACCTGCAAGCTCCGCGACGGTCTTGAGTGCCTCGCCCCAACCAAGGACGGCATCCTTGATCTCGTCCTTGTTGTCACGGATACTTTCAATAAGAGAGGTAAAGCCGTCATTGATCTCGGGCATGAGTTCCTCGGCGGCAGGGAGCAGCGCCGCGCCGAGGGCAAGTTTCAGCTGCCCCGCTTCCATCTCCATCTCGCGCCATTTGAGATACGTCTCATGCGCCTGTTCGGGATCGAGCAGTCCCGTGGTCTTGACGCGCGAAGAAATGGTCATCAGGTCGTCGTACTGTTCGAGAATCGGGATTAGTGCCGCACCACGCGCACCGAGGACTTCTGCGGTATACGCTTCCTCCATCCCCGCTTCGCTTGCTGTCTTGTATCCCTTGGCAAGCTGTGCCAGCTGCTCGTTCAGAGGCAGGAGATTTCCCTGTTGGTCTTTGAGCGCAATGCCAAAGCGCGAGAGTGCGCGAGATGTGTCATTTCCGCTCTCTCCTGCGTCGGATACCTGTTTGTCAAGACGGGCAATGAGCGGAATAACGCTCTTTATATCCGTATCCGCCAGTTGGAACATACGCCCTAGTTCAGCGGCTTCACCCGCCGAGACGTGGAGACGCTGCGTCAGCTTGTAGACGTTCTCGCCCGCAAGCATCGCATCTTTGGTGATGTTGAACAGCCCCGCACCCGTCGCAGCGACGGCCATAACTGCGGCCATCTTTGTCGAGAGAACATTGAATCCGCTCGTGAGATTCCGAACACCCGCCTGTGCCGCCGTCATTCCCGCTGAGATACGTCCGCCGAGCGTACCGGAAAGCACGGCACTCTCCTTGAGGCGGTTATTCAGTTTCCGCACCTCGGCTTCGGTCTGTGCGACGGTTCTCTGTTGACGCAGGAGATTGCTCTCTGCTCTACGGTAAGATGCACTGTCTACGCCGTCATTCTTTTTCGCGGATTGGAGGACAGCCGCAAGAATCTGTTCTTTCTGCCGCTGAATATCCAGTTCGCGGTTGATCGCCTGATGGCGCACCTTGATCTTATCCAGTTCCGTCCCCACACCGTCGAGTTTGGCAAGATCGGCATCCAGTTTCAGATGGATGTTATTCGCCTTGCTGTTGAGCCGTGCGATGGAATCCGAGACGGTTTTCCCCGCCGTATCGAAGTCCAGCTGCAGCTGTGCGATGTTGAGACCGATGTCGAGATAGAGTTCATCAATCTTTTGTCCGCGCTTTGCCACTCCATCTCCCTCCCTACATCACGTCGTCAATAAATCGCTCGGACAATCTTTCTTCGCAGATCGCTGTTACTACAAGCTGATCGAGCAGGAACGCAATCTCATGTGAATCAATCTCGTGCATCGTCCACCCGTAGGCGGACTGCAGCCGCTCGTAGTAACGCAGTAAATTCTGGTACGGGGAAAGAACTACGCCTCTTTCCCCGTCTCCTCGTTTGGGAGGTTCACCAGTTTGGAAAACGTCAGTGACTGAATCCAACGGAAAAGGGAGCGCGTCAGCGGCACAATGTCCGCAACGTCTACATTCTCCTCCACGGATTCCCTTGTCACTTCCTCCCGTCCGAATCCAAGGATAATCAGTCGGACGTGTGCATCCAAGAAGACCTCAAGATTCATGTCCTGCTTGTCGGCATCAAAAAAGGCAAGGAACTCGCGCCAGACCTTCATCTTTGGAGGGTTTGGCATGATCTCCCTGCCCGCAATATGCAGTTTCGGCGTTTCCATAGCTTCCTCCCTCAGACCTGCTCGTACCACTTCGTCCCCGTCTCAGCGGCAAAGCCCGCCGCCTCCTCGTCTGCCTTGGCGTAGGACAGCCCATCCGAGAGACGGTAGATCGCCTTTGCCGTCAGTGTCGGCGTGTCGAACTGAATACTCTCCTGCTTCGAGTTGCCAGATTCCGAGGGTTCCGTGAATTGGACTTTGTAGAACTTAGTATATCTCTTCTTGCCGTTGCGCTTATCCGACTGAAAGAGCACAGCAAAGTACGGCGCAACATCGTCCTTGCCCGCCTTCATCACACCATTTTCGATACTGTGTCCAAGGAGATACGCGACATACTCAAGCGGTAAAGCAGCCGTGTCAAACGTCAGATCGTAGGATGCGGTATTCGATGCCGTATCCACGGACTGACCGTCGGCAAATAGCTCCGCTTGATTCGTCTGTGGCTTGATGTCCACCTTGCGCAGGAGCTTCCCGAGCGGGATCGGAGCTTCGTAGGTCGCCGCTCCGCCTGCCACATCGGTTAGCATCTTGGCAATATGAAGTTTCTGGATGTTGATGAACTGCCCGCTTGTCAGATTCCCGGCGGGCTTTCCTGTTGGTGTTGGACTTGGCATTTTATTCTCCCTCCACTGCTGTTTTATAGTCTGTAATTTCAACGAAAATGTCCTTCTCGACAATCTCCTGCGTCTGTGTACGGACAAAGCCGAGTGGCAAAAGCGCGTTCTGCACGGCGCAATGAATCTCTCGAAATCGTCCGTCCTTCGTCAGAATATGGATACGCACCGTGATTCGGCGTTCCAGTTCCGTGCCGTCTGCCGAGAGCGCAGGAACATCCGAAATGACGGTGTAGACAAGAATCGGATACGTCCCTGCATCGGGGCTGCGCCCGTGATAGATGCTCTTCTTTCCGTGAGCGAGAAGCTGCGTCAGCTCCTTCGAGCACACAAGTGCCTGATACACCATCTTCGCAATACTCATTTCCCTCGCCTCCGTATTGCCATACGGACGGCATCGACGATGGCAGAACGGATCCCATCCTTCTTGGCATCGAGCGCGGGATAGAGAAACGGCTTGTTGATGCGTGGGCTGAATTCGACGAGTGTACCGTAGAATACGCCATCCTGAGACTCCGCATCTGCCGCAATCCTCCAAACGGAGCCGTCCTTTCGTCGCAGTCGCTTATGGATGGAGTCGCGGAGTGCGCCCTTTACCACGCGCTTATCTGTTCCCGTATAGACGGGACAGCGGGTCTTTGCCTCCGCGACCACATCGTCCGCTCCGTGCGCGAGTGCTTCCTTTGCCGCAGCCGTCGCCTCTGCGCCAAGCTCGGACAATATCTTCTCGGCAGAGACGAATCCTCGGTATCTAGCCATCTTCCACCAACTCCCTGCATTCCAGAACAAGCCACCGCTTCTTCCCGCCAAGTGGATACGGCGGCGCAATCGGTGTGAGCGTTTTGTCTCCCCAACGAATACGATCCGTCACTCGTACATCCGCACAGTAACGAATGACTACACGATAATCCACCTCCTGCACCTTCTCCGCATATCCGT